ATGACGGAAGATTATATAAAATACTCGAATTATACGGATGTGTTAAGGGCGAAGCCGACGTTGGTGTTAAGTGGACGCCTGACGAGATATTTAAGGAAATATCAAGGATAGAGAATGAACACGAGTGGTTAAAAGGAAAACACATCAACGGCGTAGCGGATCCTGCTATATGGGATAAGTCACACGGCGTAAGTATTGCCGAGACGGGCGAGAAATACGGCGTTTACTTTGATAAGGGCGACCACAAACGATTAGCTGGTCTTATGCAGATGCATTATAGATTGTCTTTTGACGAGAACGGCATACCGATGATGTATGTTTTTTCTAACTGTAAGGCATTTATACGGACTATTCCGTTGCTGGTATATGACGAGAATAGACCCGAAGATGTTGACTCAAAGCAAGAGGACCATTGCTACGATTCCAGTCGTTACTTGTGTATGGCTAACCCTATGAAGCCTATAAAGGTAGAGGACAGAACGCCAGCAGTATATAACCCGCTCGATGATGATATAGAAGTAGATAGATATGCATTCTATCGTAAGTATTAAAGAGGTGAAACAGATTGATTTTTGACAAGCTCTTAGGAAAAGCACAGCCCGAGGGCGTTGCTGACAGCAATCCTATTGAGGAACAACAGATAATCGGCAAAAAAGAGATTGAAAAAGCCGTCGAGACACTTAAAAAGTACAAAGACGGCAAAAGGAAGCTCGAGGATAGAATTGTCGAAGAAGAACAATGGTGGAAGTTACGCCATTGGGATGTTGTCGGCAAAAGCGAGGTAGGGGATAAACCGCAACCCACATCAGCGTGGTTGTTTAACTCTATCACATCAAAGCACGCCGATTTTATGGATAACTATCCCGAACCGAACGTATTGCCGAGGGAGCGGGGAGACGAACAGTCGGCGAAAGTGCTGTCGTCTATACTCCCTGTAATATATGAACGTAACAACTATGAAAAAACCTATTCAGATGCCGCTTGGTATAAGATAAAGCACGGCGTATCTGCAAAAGGCGTGTTTTGGAACACCGAACTCGAAGAAGGTCTTGGCGATGTTGATATACAGTTTATCGACATACTCAATATCTTTTGGGAGGCTGGCGTTACAAACATACAGTCGAGCCGTAACCTGTTCATTGTTTCGTTAAAAGACAATGACTTGTTAGAAAAAGAATATCCACAGCTTAAAAACAAAGTCGGCGGTAAGGTTATAGATGTAAAGGAATATGTCTACGACGATACTGTTGACGTTACAAATAAATCGGTTGTGGTGGACTGGTACTACAAGAAACGCAACGCAAACGGCAAGATCGTATTACATTTTTGTAAGTTTGTCGGTAGCGAGGTACTGTTTGCTTCTGAAAACAGCCCTGAATACGCCGAGGACGGATTTTATAACCACGGCTTATATCCTGTTGAGTTTGACGTATTGTTCCCCGAACAAGGAACACCTACAGGCTTTGGATATATCGCTATTATGAAATCGCCTCAGTTGTATATCGACAAGCTCCAGCAAGTAATCTTAGAAAACGCTATTGACGCAACCAACCCGAGATACTTCGCAAAGAAAAATGTAGGTATCAACATTGACGAGTATAAGGACAAATCAAAAAAGATTGTCTATGTAGAGGGCGACATTGACGAAGAACGCCTCAAGCTCATTGACGTACCGCAAGTAAGCAACAGCGTACTTAACGTGCTACAAATGAAAATAGACGAGCTTAAAGAAACATCTTCTAATAGAGATGTATCGCAAGGTTCTACAAGCGGTGGTGTAACTGCGGCGGCGGCTATTGCGGCACTTCAAGAGGCAGGAAACAAGCAATCAAGAGATATGATTGCCGCTTCATATAGAGCTTATGTAGGCGAAAGTAACCTTGCTATAGAGCTTATGCGACAATTCTATGACGAAACGCGATCGTTCCGTATCACGGGCGAAACTGGAAAGTATGAGTTTGTCGACTTTAACAATTCAATGATGCAGGGAGAACCTATCCCGCCAGCATATCAAGGGCAAGAACTTGAACCCGATTACGTTGAGCTGTTTCGTAAGCCTGTCTATGATATTGTGGTCAAACCGCAGAAACGTTCGCCGTATTCAAAAATGGCACAAAACGAGCTGGCAAAAGAGCTATACAATTTGGGATTTTTCAATCCTCAGCTTGCAGAGCAATCAATGACAGCTTTAGAGCTTATGGACTTTGACGGAATTGAAGCGGTCAAAGAAAAGGTGCAAAACGGTCAGACGCTTCTCAATACTGTTATGCAATTAGCACAGGAGCTTGCAATGCTCAAAAATGCTCTCGGTATGGCACGGAACGCCACACAAGGCAGTACACCAGCTCCTAACGTCGCAAGCGGTAAAAGTATGGGTCAGGCACAAAAAGAGTCTCAAATGGCAACTATGACCGATTACGGAGCAAGGCTTGCAAGCAGAGCAAACCCTGATATGAACAAATGATTAAGGCCAAGTACACAGTAGAGGGGAACAAACACACTTTGTCGGTCTGTGGCCACGCCAATTACAGTAGTTACGGAACCGATATTGTGTGTGCTGGTGCGTCAGCATTGGTACAAGCACTTATAGGCTGGATAGACAATGCAGATTGCAAAGTCGTATGTATCAGCCAAAACGAGAGAAACAACGAGTATATTGTCTCTTGCATCGGTAGAGAAGATGTTGAGGCAGTATTTTATATGACATACATTGGTTTGGCACAAATAGCTGAAGCTTATCCAAACCACGTCCAAATAAATTTATCGGAATAGCCGATTGACACTTCGGAACAGACGATGAGAAAGGGAGGCACTTATGCCTAAAAACAACACAAAACTGTTCAAAGTAGACTTGCAACTGTTCAATGACGGCGGAGCAGTCGGCGGCGCAGAAAGCGGTGCTACAGCAACTATGGAGAACGCACCAAAGGTTGAAATGAAAACGAACGGAAGCAACCGCCGTTCAAGAACGGGTGCATTTGACAATGTAGTATTCGGTAAGCAAGAGAGCGCACTTGCGAACGACACTACCAGCCTTGACACCGAAGGCAATCCTACGGGTGCAGGAAAAACTGATGTTTCAACTACGTCAGATACGCTTGAAGCAAGACGCAAAGCCTATAACGATCTCATTAACGGCGAGTATAAAGATCTTGACCAAGAGAGATTTCAACAGGTATTTGATAGACGTTTCAAGCAAGTAAAGGGCATTGAAGCAGAACTCGCATCACAAAAGCCTATTATCGAAAAGCTTATGAGCAGATACGGCGTAAATGATGTAGCGGGTCTCGAAAAAGCTCTTAATGAAGATACCGAATATTGGGAACGAGTCGCCGAAGAACGTGGAATGACAGTAGAACAGTACCATGCTATGCAGAAACTGGAGCAGGAAAATGCTGAATTGAAGAAAATTCGAGAAAGACAGCAGGGACAAGCACAGTTCCAACAGCAGATTGACACGTGGTATCAAGAAGCCGAGAAAGTCAAAGAGATATATCCGTCCTTTGATTTCAAAGCAGAAGCACAGAACCCTGAGTTCTTAAAGCTTCTCCGAAACGGCAACAGCGTTGAACACGCATATAAGGTACTGCATTTCGATGAACTTACCCAAAATGCCGCAAGAGTAGCCGCACAGACAGCGGATGCACAGGCACAGGCAAGAATTAAACAGAAAGCTTCTCGCCCCTCTGAAAATGGTACATCTTCACAGTCAGCCGCCATTGTAAAAAACGATGTGGCATCTCTTACTCGTGCTGAACGAGCAGAGATAGCACGAAGAGTACAACGGGGAGACATCATAAAATTCTAATACGCTCCCCGAATCGAAAGGGGAAAATATAATGAAATTTAAGTACAATCTTCAGCTTTTTGCTAACGCAAACACAAACCTTACAACTTCATCGGGTCTTACTGATGAAATGAAAACCTACTATAGCGATTATCTCATTGATAACGCTATTCCCAAGCTGGTACACGACCAGTTCGGACAGAAACATCCTATTCCTAAGAACGGCGGTAAAACAATCGAATTCAGAAAGTACAGCCCGCTTCCCAAACTTACTACACCTATTTCAGAGGGTGTAACTCCTGACGGTCAGAGCCTCAATATGTCAACAATCGAGGCAACCGTTGCACAGTACGGTGGCTATATCACACTTTCAGACGTTCTCTTGCTTACTGCTATTGATAACAACCTTGTGCAGGCTACAAAGCTTCTCGGCGCTCAGGCTGGTGCTACACTTGACACAATCACTCGTGAAGTTCTTAACGGCGGTACAAACGTTATCTTTTCGGGCGGTAAAGAAGCGAGAACTGACCTTGATGCAACATCAGTTCTTACTGTTGACGACATTAAGAAAGCAGTACGCTTGCTTAAAACTCAGAACGCAGAACAGATTAGCGGTTCTTGGGTAGGTATCATTCATCCCGATATCGCTTACGATCTTACAAACGACCCTGCTTGGAAAGATGTTAAGACATATTCAGACCCGTCAGACATCTACGAGGGCGAAATCGGCAAACTTTACGGCGTTCGTTTTGTGGAAACAACTGAAGCAAAGATTTGGGCTGGTGCTGGTGCTGGCGGTAGAGCTGTATATTCAACTCTTATTCTTGGTGACAACGCATACGGCGTAACCGAGATTACAGGCGGTGGCTTACAGCATATCGTTAAACAGCTCGGTAGTGCTGGTACAAGCGACCCGCTCGATCAGAGAGCAACAGCAGGCTGGAAAGCTATTAAGGTAGCTGAAAGACTTGTTGAGAACTATATGGTTCGTATCGAATCAGGTTCAACATTCAATCCTACAGAAAACAACTAAACTTCGTTTTAGCGGAGTATGAAAGGAGTAATCACTATGGCAAAAGAGACAAAAGTTAACGAAAAGCTTTCGGATGAAATCGAAGGTAAAAACCCCGAAGCTGAATCTATTAACCTTGAAGATGTTGCAAAGCAGATTGCTGAAATGCTTGCTAATGCTCGCAAAGAAGCTGACGAGATTGTGGCTGACGCAAAAAGAGTTAAAGAAGAAGCGGAAAAAATTGTGGCTGACGCAAAAGTCACTGTCGGCGGAGAACTGACGGAAGAACAGAAAAAGGCTAACGAGGAACGCAAGGCATATCTCAATGAACTTGTTGAAGTTAGGCTCTTTAGAGACAACAACAAGTACAAAGACGATGTATATGTGTCTGTCAACGGCGAAAACTGCGTGATCAAGCGTGGCATCCCCGTTAAAATCAAGAGAAAATTTGCACTCGTTCTTGAAAATTCTGATGTTCAGGACTTTGAGACAAGCCAGCTTATCGAGAAAAAGTCGAGTGAGTTCGCAAGAAGTGAGCTTTAATTAAATACTCCGCGAGAACACTTTCTCTATGACACGGCATAGGGGCTACTTTTACGGTAGCCCCTTGTTTTATTTAGGAGGACTAAATGTCTGATTTAATCAAAATAAAAGGTGGTAGCGGTGACGTTCCGCTCTTGCAGGACAGAGAGATCGCATACAGCAAAGATAAAAAAGCCTTGTATATCGGTACAGGCAACGGAAACGTGCTTTTGTGTAACGCTGACGACGTCTTGAAGATTATCCGCTATGGAGAACGTCTCACGGCTTTAGAGGGCAAGGACGACCAAACGGGAATGTTTTACGCTACCCACGGCGTTACAACGGGCGAGGAAATCAACGAAGCATTTATGGTTGGAAAAGCGATCGCTTGCAAATTAAACGACGGTCGAGTGTTGTATCTTACCACCGATTGGGGAACGGGCAAAGGCTTTACGTTTTCCTCAGCAGAATATACGAGTGTATTTTCCGTAGAGGTGGACGGCGAATACTGGACTGAACCCGTAGTAAATGAATTTGTCATAAATACAGAAAATCAATAAGAAAGGAGAGTGTGAATGGATAGAATTATAGAAATCAAAGTAGGCGGTAACTATCTTTCAAAGGACAACAAGGTTGCTGGCGTTCGTGGCGAGGGTAACGTTACAAATTTACGAATAACTTTTGCCGAGGATTGGGACAACTACGCAAAGAAAATCACATTTTGGAATGCAAGAGGCTTAAATCCCGTTGAAAGAATACTTACAACCGACCTACTCGAAAACATTGAAGAAAACACAAGAATATACATTGTGCCTATTCCTGCCGAACCAATGGAAGAAACGGGAATGTTCACCTTTGTAATTGAGGGTTATTTAGACGGAAAGCGACAAAAATGTGTTCCTGACAAGCTCGAAGTGAAGGACGCACCTATTGTTGCAGGAGAACCCATAGACCCCACTCCCACACAGGCAGAACAGTTGCAAGTACAAATAGACGGTATAAAAGGAACTATCCAAAGCTCTATTGAAGCCGAGAAAGTTGCAGTTAAGGCTAAGGAAGATGCTGTAAAAGCCAAAGAAGATGCTGTAAAAGCCAAAGAAGATGCTGTAGAAGCAAAAGAAGATATACAAAATATGAGTGTATCGGCAGAGACGCTAAGAACAGGCGAGCAAGCCTTTGCACAAAAAACCGAGCGTGAGGGCGTTGTAAATCTGCATTTCGGGCTTCCTGCTGGCGGTAAAGGTGATAGAGGTATATCAGGTGTATATGTTGGCTCTGATACTCCGTCCGATCCTGAATATAACGTATGGATAGACCCGAACGGCACGGTGACAGATGTAGCACCGCAAAACGACGACCACGTTGTTGCAAGCTCGTTGATGTTAAACATAAGAGATTTTGGAGCTGTAGGCGACGGTATGACAGACGACACGGAAGCGTTGAAAGCGGCGGCAAGATGCGGTCAGGCTGTATTCTTCCCTGCTGGTATATACATCTTGTCAGAGCAAATAACTATGACGGCTAATATAAGCTGGTTCGGCGAGGGTACAAGAAGCTGTATTATGCTTATGCCTAAAGATCAAAGCAGGCCCGAACAGTACAACGGCAAAACAGTATACAACTGTTATATGATACATCATCAAGCAAGCGATATTGAAAGATACTCAATCAGTTTGCAAGGACTTGTACTTGATGCCAATAGATTCGGTTATGAGTACGATATGCTCGGTAACGGCTCGTCTGCAAACGACCATACCACGTGTTTAGACCTTAACAATCCGTCGAGTGTATACCTCGATAACGTTCAAATATTAAATGGACTTATAGAGGGCTGTTATATCAACGTTCCTACATTCGCCACAAAAATAACTATAAGCAATTGTTTGTTTGGCGGTAACGGCGTAAGACAAACCGACGGAAGCGGACTTCATATTGAGGGATATTGCGAGTATACGCTGATCACAAACTGCGAGTTTAGCGGTAACGGATTTCACGGACTGGTTCTCGGTGGTGCAAAAGGAGCAAACGTTTCAAACATAACTTGTATATATAACGGCTATGCTGGCGTTTGTTTGTGGGGCGGTGCGAGCAATAACACATTAAACGGCATCTATTGTAAAGGCAACGAGTACGGCTTAATGCTTAAATCCTCGTTTAGCTCTCATTACAACGACACCGAATACGACCCGTCTTGGATGTCGTTTGCGGCAAACAATGTAATTACAGGACTTGTGACAGAAGGACATCGTTTCGGCATTGTGTTCGGCAACAGCGAACGCACTATTATAAACGGCTGGAACAGCGTAAGCGACGAGTATTCATATTGCGTAGGCTGTGGTACAGCAAACAAAGACGTAACAGGACTTGTAGTTGGCATTCTTAACTTTGAAACAGAGGAAGAATGGCACGACATATCAAGTACAGAAAAGTTCAAAGTTCAATTTTTAGGTAGGTGATATTATGGGAAGTATTTTGAAAGTTAAAGACAAGTACGGCAACTGGGTGGACATTCCTGCGATAAAAGGTGAAAAGGGTGACGGAGTGAACTATGCAAGCGATTTAAACAACATCACCGAAGAAGGCTTGTATAAGGTAAACGGAGATGTATACGTGGCAAACTCGGTTGAGTGGGATACCGATTTGTCAAAGCCGTTTAAGTATATAGGCGACGGCGCAATTCCCAACCTTAATTTTAATTCGGGCGACATAGAAACCGAAGGCGGCATCGGTGGTATTCCGCTCTTAAAGTATGCGAATACTTGGGGACAACACGACGGCGGCACATATATCCTTTTAAGACCCGATAACGAGAATTTAAGCGTATATGTAAGTGACACAGCAAACGGCAAAGCGACGCATGTAGATGACTACAGTTTTATAGGTGATGACGCCAACAACATAGATTTGTCGAGCCTTATTACAGAACAGTACACACACGGCTTGGGCGAGGATATCTACGGCAATTGGGCGAAGATAAAGCAGTATTTTATATCAACCATTGATGTTCAAAAACTTGCAACCGAGGAAGATGTTGAAAACAATAAGCCAATAAGTGTACCTGCCGACCAAACCTATAACCCCGAAAGCGAAAACGCACAGAGCGGTAAAGCGGTAGCAGAAGCGGTAGCCAATAACCCTGATAAACACGCAGAGTACTTTATGATTACCGATGACGGAATGGTAGCGTTAAAGCCTGAATATCGTGGTATTTGTAAGTCAAATAGAACCGATATACCCTTTGCAATTAGTGATAATGGCGTTGAGGTTGCGGGTAGTAAAAATAATGAGTTGCCAAAAGATTTAGTTATCCCCGAGGTTGTAAACGAGATAGCGGTCAACGAACTTGCAGAAGGTATATTTTTCGGCAATGAAGCAATAGAACATATTACTGTACCGAAATTTATAACAGTACTGCCAAATAGATTTTGCGAAAACGCAACATATCTAAAAGAAGTATATAACACGGAACAAATTGAAAGCATTGGCAAAAGTTTATTTAGATACACACAGCTTGAAAAAGCAAAATTCCCAAATTTGAAAACCATTGAAGGCACATCTCAATTTTGTTTTTGTTGTGATTTGATTTATGCTGACATAGGAAACATAACAGAAATACCAAATCAAATGTTCCGTTGTTGTTATCTATTGAGCCGTGTCAAAGGCGGTGCGAATATAACAAGCGTAGGCGAATATGCTTTTAACTACACCTGTCGTTTAAATAGTGTTGAGTTTTTACCTAACCTTAAAACAATCGGTGATTATGCTTTTTATGAGAGCAGAATAACATACGATTGGGATAGCTTGATTGGTGCTACTTTTGGCACATTGGCAACATCAAAACAAATAAACTCCGTAGATATTTGGAGTGCTTGTACAATCAAAAACGCAAAAGAAAGTCCTTTACCGACATTTTTAAGTCAACTTGACCCTCGTTGGTACAGTAAGCCTATAGGAACAAGTGGGAAACTTTATCATAGTGGTTGCGGAATGTTTTGTTTTATGCACATATATTGCGCATTACATAACATAACCATTAACACAATAGAGGAATGGGAAACAATAGTTAACGGAATAGACCCCGATTTTTTAAATAATTACTCTAATACTTATATGGATATTAAACCACAAATAGAAAAGTTAGGACTTGTTTGTGAAAGTTACGAGGAATATAACCAAGAAACCTTACAACGCTTATATGATGCTTTGGCAGAGGGTAAATATGCCATTGTATCTTCTCCAAGTAGTCTGAGCAACTTATTCGGGCACGTAGTAACCCTTTACGGCGTAAAAGAAAATAAAGAGCTGTTAGTTGCTAATTCTAGCGTGCATTTTGAAAATAATAAAAGTAATCGTGAACTTAAATTGACATATCCTATGGTTTTTCAAAACTTTATAGGTCAAAAAGATAATACGCCCGATGTATTAGATAACTACCTAATAAATATCGTTTCGTTACCTACAGAATAGGAGTGTAAACTATGATAAACGCATTACATTTACTATGGATTGTTCCGCTTTCAGCATCAATCGGTTTAATCGTCACAGCCTTGTGCGTGGCATCAAAAAGATAAGGAGAAATTATTATGGAAAAGTTGAAATTTTTATTCGTAGGAATAGGCGGTGTTCTTGCCGCCTATTTCAAGGCATACATACCGCTTATGGTAATTGTAGCCATTGCGGTGCTGTTTGACATCGTTACAGGCGTTATTGCGGCGGTGTACACAGGCGAAGGTCTTAACAGCAAAAAAGCACGTCTCGGCGCACTCAAAAAGGCGACAATGTTCCTTGCACTCGGCTTTGGTATCTTTCTTGACTATCTCATACCAATGGCAACGGCGCAGATTGGCTTTGAGGTATCTGCAAAGCTGTTATTTTCAAGCATAATCGCTTTTTATATTGTGTTTACTGAATGTGTTTCTGTTTGTGAAAATCTGTTTAAATGCAATCCTCACGCTTTCCCGAAATGGATTGTTAATCTACTCACAGACGGTATTACGCATTTAGACAAAATCAACAAAAAGGATGATGAGTAATGTTCAAAATTGCATATGACGCTGGTCATTGGTATGGTGAAGCGGGTCGACGGATTTTAGAGTCTATCGACCCGAACGAGACAAGGGAATGGACGCTCAACGATAGAGTTGCAGACTATTTCAAAGAGGCGGCTTTACAGTATAAAGATGTTGAGTTGCTTCGTGTAGACGATGTCACAGGCAAAACGCACGTGTCACTCGCAACACGAACAACTAAAGCAAACAATTGGGGTGCAAACTTCTATTTGTCTATTCACCACGACGCAGGAATAGAAGGCGGTAGAGGTGGCGGTGTGACTGCTTTCTGTTATATGAATGGTGGTCAAGCTGAAAAGTACCGAGACTGCATATACGACGAGATAATTGCACAGGGCGGTCTCAAAGGAGATCGAAAAGATCCGAAGCAGACCGCAAATCTTCACGTTCTCCGTGAGACCGATATGCCCGCCGTATTGGTTGAGTATGGTTTTATGGACTCAGTTGTGGACGCACCTATTATAAATACCGCTAAATACGCTCAGTTAGTTGCGTATGCCACAATGGCTGGCATTGCAAAAAAGGCTGGCTTAAAGAAGAAAGAGGAATTGAAAATGTCAAAAACAAAATTCAAAGACGAAAATAAAATGTCGTCGTGGGCTGTAGACTCTATAAAGAAAGTGTCTGAGGCTGGCATTATGAACGGTGACCCTAACGGCAAATTCAGACCAAAAGACTGTGTATCGAGAGAAGAGCTGGCGGTAGTTGTTGCGAAATTGCTTAAATAAGGAGGTTTAAAATGACAGCGAATAAAGTTATTGAAATCGTTGACGAAATACGTCCGAATGCATACGACGGCAAGGTTAAATTCCGTTGGATAAACGAACTTGATTGTTTGGTGCAAAAGTTAGTGTTTCAAAACGAAACTGTCACTCCCCACGTTTACCCCGACGATATGGATAAAGAACTTTTAATACCCGCTCCGTTTGATGATGTGTACAGTATGTACCTTGAAGCGAAGATAGATTATTACAACCGAGAATACGAGAATTACAACAATTCCGTAATGGTGTTTGACGAACGCTTTAATGAGTACAAAAAATCATATATCAGAGAGCATCCAGCAAAGGGGTGAGCGTATGCTATTACCTTATTTACGAGACGTTAAAAACAAATCGAAAAAGTATAGCACGGTTTTCAGGGGAATTAACTACGGCGAGGGAACGCAGGACGGCGAGTTTTCTGAAACTCTTAATCTTTCTACCGACTTGTACCCTTGCATTACCCAAAGATCAGAGAGAATAAAAATAGGGCAGTATACAAACCCTACTGCCTTGCACGCCAAAGGTAAATTGCTTGTTATAGACGGAACTAAAGTTTTATACGACGGCGTAGAGGTCGGAACAGTAACCGAGGGCAAGAAACAGACCGCAACAATCGGTAACTATATTGTTATATTCCCTGATAAGGTTTATTACAACGTGGCTGAAAAGAAATTCGGAAACATGCAAGAGACTTACAAAGCAACAGGGCTTGTGTTTACCGACTCGACAATTACCACGACTGGAGCTGACTTTCCGTTCAGAGAGGGCGACGCTGTACGCATAACAGGGTGTTCGAACAACGGAAACAATTACCCGAACAAAGAACCTATTATACGTGCTGTATCTGCCAAAGTGCTTACCTTTAATAAGAACGAGTTTACCGCAGGAACGGAAAACGGTGAAGTCACAATAATTCGATTTGTGCCTGACCTTGATTTTATCTGCGAGAACAACTACAGACTTTGGGGAACACGCGGAAACACAATCTATTCAAGTAAATGGTCCGACCCACTTAACTTCGGTGTATTCGACGGAAACGTTGACGACAGTTATAACATCGACGTAGGTAGCGAGGGCGAATTTACAGGCTGTATTCCCTACTCGTCGCATATCTGCTTTTTTAAAGAAAACACTTTGCACAAGATTTACGGAACAAAACCGATTAATTTTCAGGTTACTACATCTAACGTGTACGGCGTTCAGAGCGGGTGCGAAAAGAGTATGCACATCGTAAACGAACAGCTTTTATATAAAGGCGTAAACGGCGTATATGCTTATACAGGCGGTGTTCCTGAGCTTATAAGTGATAAGTTCGGCAACAAACGTTTTTCAAATGCTGTGGCGTGTTGTGACGGCGAGAAATACTATATCTCAATGAAACAAGGTGGCGAGTATGGCTTGTATACTCTTGACGTAACTAAAAACATTTGGCTTCGTGAGGACGATACACAGGCAGTCGATATGACGTTCTATAACGGCAAGATCTATTACATAGACAATAAAGGCGGTTTATATTGCATAGATAAGACCGCAGACCGTTCAAATATCGAATGGGGTGCAACGTTCTGTACAATCCACGAAACAATAAACGAGCGTAAGGGATATTCAAAGTTCCATTTGCGTATGGACTTATCGGCTGGTGCTTGGCTTGCGGTAGATATTAAGACCGACAACGATACAGAGTGGCGACAAGTCTATACAACGCACAACGAAAAGGCAAAAACAGTAAGCGTGCCGATCATTCCTACACGGTGCGACAGCATAGACATACGCTTGCGAGGTAAAGGCGAGTGCATAATTAAAACGTTTGTTCGTGAATTTACAACAGGGAGTGATGTTTAATGATATTCTCGCAATCATTGAATAGAATTGACGCAGGAAACCCACAAGAAGCCATTAAAAAAATGGCTAATCACATCAAGTATATTCAGGAACAGTTAGAGTATACTCTGCTAAACCTCGATAGCCGTAACATAATTGAGATCAACACGGACAAAACAACCGTGACCGACTCAACAGGTGATACGAGTATCGGTTCGTCAATTCACCTGACGGGCAAAAACGGCGAAAGTTTTTCGGTCGGCAAAAACAAAGACGGAGATTTTGAGTTCTCTGTTACAGGCAAAAACGGAACGCAAACCCTATTTTTAGACAGTTCGGGAAATTTAGTTATAACAAAACACACAAACCTCACCATTGACGGTGGGGAATGGTAAAGGGGGAATTTTTTTAAATGGCTTATGTTAAAAAGAACTTAGGCAACACTTGGGATAAAGATACAGACTATCAAGCGATAATTAACGATGCCGTAAAGAACAAAGACTATCAGACCGCCGCACAGGCTGAAAAACTGCGTAATGATAAAATCAACGCTACAGGCAGTGATTACGCCACAACCAATAAATATTCAGGCTGGCTTGATACTACCGACTATTCAACGATAGGCAAAAACCAAATGGCAAGCGGTGCAGGCTGGCAGGACGTACTCGATACATACAACAAGCGATACAATAAGTCAGCTAATACGGTCGGCTTGGAACAGTACGCAAACGACGACACACAAAAAGCAATGTGGCAGTACGTTCAGGATAATATGAAGCAGACCAACCAAAACACAAACGGCGGTCAAACTTGGTTGGAAAATTATATGCAGGCAAATCCCACTCCAACTAACAACGATAAATATTTGCCTGTTGCAGACGAAATTCTCAAAGAAATACTTAGCCGTGAGGATTTTTCTTACGATGTAGCAAACGACCCATTGTATCAGCAGTATGCAGAAATGTATCGTAGAGAGGGCGACAGATCGGCGAAAAACACCTTAGCAGATGCGGCGGCGAGTGCTGGCGGTATGAACTCATACGCAATCACGGCGGCAAATCAAGCGGCAAGCAATTATAACGCACAGTTGGGCGACAAAATCCCCGAATTGTACCAGCTTGCTTACGATATGTATTTAAGAGACAAAGAAAGCAAGGTTCAAGACTTAGGACTCGTACAGCAAATGTCAGACTCTCAGTACAACCGTTACAGAGATACAATGTCCGATTACAAAGACGACAGAAACTTTGCATACGGTGCGTATCAGGACGATGTTTCACAGGGCAACTGGCAGACACAGTTTGATTATAACCAAATGGTTAATGACCGTGATTTCAATTATGAGGACACTTGGAGAAACAAAGAGTGGAACGCCGAACAAGAGGATAAGACACTTAATAACACTCGTTATGAGCAGGAAACTGCAAAAGAGGAAGTGTGGAACTTAATCGGTTTAGGTGTCACACCGAGTGCTGATTTAATTGCAAGAGCGGGAATGTCGCAGGCTGACGTAAACCTTGCTGTAGCGGCAGTAAAGGCACAGAGTACAAAGTCAAGCGGTGGTTCAAGCAAAGGTTCAAGCGGTGGTTCAGGCGGCGGCAACAATGGTTGGACTGGTGACGACACAGGCGACGACACGGGCAATGATGAACCAAAAGGAGTTGCCGACGGAATTGAATTAGGTATAGGCCCTCGCAGTAGAGAGCTTATATTAAGACTTGCCGAAGCTGGACTTATAACTATAAACGAGGACAACACGGCAGAGTGGAACGACGGCTGGGGACCGAGTAACTGGGAAAGAGGTTTAAAAATGGCGGAAGATGCAAAAATCGCCCTCCCTGGATTTAATTTCTAAAATAAGGAGTATCAAGTATGGCAAATAAATCAGACCCCAATGCTTTAAAAAGACTTCGTGAAAGTGTTTATAAAGAGAAGTCAGAAAAGAATAAAGAAAAGTTAGAAATGCCTGTTAAAAATAACGTTGGCGTACGCAATGCAGTTTCCGACCCTGTTGCTTTAAATAGGCTACGTGAGGCTGTCCGCAAAGATAAACAGAATGCTACCATTAGCTTTAATAATGTAGACACTTCTGCAACGGAAAAAGAACCGAGAACGTTTGTGACAGACACAGCGAGTGCTTTTAAAACCGCAAAGAACAAGACTACCAATACAACCACAATAACAAGTGATTTAAGTGATGCTGATCGTAAAAAAAGAATTAACGAGATAAACAGCGAGTTATCCGAAATCAGCAGAGCGTTAAGCGGTTTATCACGAGCCGAGGTATACGGAAACTCTGACTATATTACCAAATCGAGAAACGATTATCAGACAAGATATGCAGAACTTGAAAAAGAGTTAGACACTCTCAACCGTACAGGAACGTTCACAGAAGCAAAAACCGTAGACTTTGAAATTGAGGACGCCCAAGAAAAAGTCGCACGGTTAAACAGTGAACTTGCACAGTATGGTAGCCGTCCGAGTGCAGATGTTGCGGACGAGTATCGCCAAAAATCAAGCGAATTGTTCGCCGCACAACAGGAACTTGACAACCTGAAAAGAGAAAAAGGCTTGTACACCGACATAACCAAATATGCCGACGTTGTAAACAAGGATGATTACGACGGTTTCGGTGCTGGCTGGAAAAACTTTTGGGGTCAATCACGTGCCAATTACCGCAATGCCGAGTTAAGCCGTGAAGCCGACAAGGCTTTCAACCTTTATTTAGACAACCCGACAGAAGAAAACAAAGCGATTGCCTACGCTTATGACGCATTAGTCAGACAGTATGCGGAGAACAATGAAAACGCCCTCGACAATGAGGGCGAAGTTCTCCCGTGGCTTTCAAAGAGTGCCGCAGGATATTTGCCTCAGTTTAAAGACCAAATCTTGCCCGAATTGGTTGGTGGCGGTGTTGGTCTTTTGGCTGGTTCGGCGGTGGGTATGCCTACCGTTGGTGCAAGTGCTGGTGCTGGTATCGCAACAGGCTTTCAAAGTTACGGCGTTATGCGTGGCTCTGTATATAGAGCATTGCTTGCCGAGGGTATTGACGAAGAAACAGCATTAGAGGCGGCAAACGACGAAGCTCTTTTAAGTGCAATTATCGAGGGTGGCGAAAGTGCAGTAAGCTGGCTTGTTGCTGGAGGTGGTAAAGCTCTCGGTGCTATCGGCAAAGCCGCACAAACAGCAGTCGGTAAAGGTAGTACAAACGTAGCTACAAAGCTTATCGCAGATATGGCAACAAAAGGAGCAACGAAAGCAGTCACTAAAGCGGCAACAACTGCCGCAAGTCCGTTGTGGAAAACAGCTTTACGCACGGGTGTCGGCGTTGTCGGTAATGCTATTTCAGAATATGGCGAAGAATTTCTGCAAGAAGGTGTTAGCATTGCAAACAAAGACCGAGCATTAAATGGCAACAAAGACGATAGCCTTTTGTTAAACACAGGAAAAGTAGTCGGTCAAGCTATCACAGGCAAGAACGACGAAGCGTTTGAACAAATGCACGGAGCGGGTAAAGAAGGCTTTAAAATCGGCTTGATGTTCGGTGGCACACAGACTGTTGTAAATAACGTAGTAACTCATTACGCAAATGCTAAAACTGAAAGTATGAAAAACGATGTAGCTGATGCAGTCATTGAGGATGAAGAAAGCCTTAACGCTCTTATCGACGAGGGCAAGTCAAGCGGTGGTGTTGCTGAAAAGCTTGCAAAAGAGGTTGAAGCCGCAAAAGAAAACGGCAAGGTTACAAGAGGTCAGGTAAAAAGGCTTATCGAGACAAACGAAGTCTATATCAAGAACGAGACTGAAACCAATACCGAACCCGATACACTCGAAAAGGCGGCAATGGACGTTGTTGCACAGCGTAACGAAGAAATACAGCCGAAACCGCAGGAAATTTCAAACGAGGCTGTTGTTTCTGCCGAAACTGACAAATCACCTATAGAAGAACAAAAGGGTGTTAAATCGCCTTTAGAAACCGCAGAGACGAAAGCAACAGAGGCGGCGTTTGAAGCTGGCAGAATGAACGTGCCGAGAGAAAGTCTGACTTTTGAAACGCAGGAGCAGGAAAACGCCTATAATGCTGGACGCATAGAGCATATAAAAAATATGAATTCCGATAGTTCTACTCAGAATAATATTGAAAATTCTGAAAATGTGGAATATAATGGGAGCGAGAAAAAGAGCGTCCGTACTAAAAAGAGCGATTGGACGGCTACAGACGTTGAATACACTATCACTGATAGAAAAATGCCTATTGCGTATAGCACAAGGGCAACGAGTGATCTTATAGAAGCCTTGTCAGACGATAACCCGACGGCAACAATAAGCGAACTTAAAGACCTTGTTGATTATGACCAAGAAGCAAAAAAGGTATTGCAACAGTACGTTGATGCTGGGTATGGAAACACGACTGCAAGTGATTTCTTTAGTCGCAAAATCTCTAACACAGCAGGCGACGTGAAAGATACCGATCTGCAAAGCATATTAGAGCAGACCGCAAAGGAAAAAGCGGCAAAATCTAACATTATAAATTCTGAGGAATTAGACAACGCAATTAAACGTGGTACAGGCTTTGTAGACGGTAAACAAAGAGTGATTGGGTTTTATAAAACCAACCCGAGCAAAGCCGAAGCCGTTGAGTTCCTCAAAAAAGAGTATGGTCTTGGTGGCGCAACGCATTATTTTACCGACGGCACAAGAGGCGGTTATAGCACTGATAGCAAAGG